TAAGCACAATAGGTTCAGAACTGGCATCATAATCGAAGTCGTTGGTATTGGTGACTTTTTTACCACAACCCTGTGCCAACATATTAATATAGGGATCCTGGCCGTCTTTGCTGAGGAAGATCATTTTTTAATTCTAATTGAACATTGCATATGTCTGCTTCGCAGCAAGGGTTCGAATTCTCGATCGTATTCAATTACCCATTCTTTTAATGCTTTAAATTCACCGTGTTGCCATTCTAGATATATTTCGTGACCGCCCCAAGGATACAATTCGTCGAAAAGTATAATTGTGCCTGGTACGATAAACGGATTTAACATAGTTAAAATATCTCTAGCACTCGAATAAAGATCGCTGTCAATATGAATGAATTTTATTTCAGATTGATTATTCTGTATCCATTGAGGCAATGTTTCTTTAAAAAATCCTTTTACTAATTTAACATTCTTACCAAATTTAGGTAGCTCATCAATACGAAAATGGCCTTTTGGATGGGAGGGTTCTGTTTTAGAAATCGTAAACCAATCTTCAGGTAACCCCTCGAAGCTATCGAATCCCCATACTACTTCAGAGGGAAAATGATTCGATATCATTCTAAGGCTTTTTCCTTTCCATACACCAAATTCTAAAATTGATCCACTTATCATTGGCAGATCTAAAACTTGATATAGGTGCCATTTTCTATCAATACTCACTCCTTCATACTCTTCATCTATAACTGTGAAATTATCTAGAAAATTTTCTGAAAAATTAAATTTATTTGTAATCATAGTCCGTGCTGTAGACAGTAGTCAGTGTAGATGCGTTCTCGGTGCCATTCGTCACCCATCGGAGTAGTAGCAAAATCATGAAAGCTAGGAGTTCCTAGAGTGTAATGTAGTAATTTTGCTCCAGGGTTGGCACCGTACTCGTCGGGTAGCCAATTCCATTCGATGGGTAATTGTCCCACTAGATTAGCATCTAACCATGTGAATCTGTGCAAGGTAGCACCGGTAGCAGACTGTATAAAATCGGTAGTTACAGATCGGTTAGCAGGATGTCCGCAATTCCAAAGTATCACACTACTCCAATTTTTACAAGGATAATTTTCATTTTTAGAACCGAGATATTTTTCAGTCATTTTAGTTTTATAATCATGTTTGACAACCATAACTGCTTTTGACTCGTCTCGTAGTGCCCATAGTTTTTCAATGTCATCACGCAACAGCATGTCTCCATCCATAAATATTGCCCAACCCTTGTATTCCATGAGATGAGGAACAAGGAAACGACTATAGATAAAATGATTACTGCCATCTGTGTGCTGTTCTTTATAGTCTTTTAATATGTTTAGAGCTAATGGTGATATCGATACTGGCTGGCTTGAATGTCTAATGATACTATTCGTGCATACATGGTATGCTATGGCTTCCCGAGGATCGTATCCGATAAAAATTGGTATCATAATCTTTCTATATCCTCTTCTATGCACTGATCTCCGTATTGTATTTCTACAACTTTCAGAGGCTGGTCGGTTTCATTGCATAATTTATGCCATTGATGTTGGTTAATATGTATGTGTTGAAATCGAGTAAACTCGCCTAGCAGGTCCATATCTGTAGATTTGTCGACGGTATAGACAGTGGCTGTGCCTTCAGATACAAACCAATGTTCTGCTCGATTTTGATGGCGTTGCATACTGAGACAGGTCTTAGGTAGTACTGTAAGTTCTTTGACCTTAACTTCTCGATCTTGTTCATGCAATACCCGATAGTAGCCCCAGGCCCTACCAATCTTAGGAGCCTTCCATTCTTCTAATATCCACGAACTAGAATTGGCCTTGTTAAATCCGCCAACACCGAATGCAAATTCAAGATGGTTATCTTCAAATTCCATCTCTGGTATATTAGCATCTGTGCGATCGCCGCCATTGGCAAACACAATCTTATGATCTGGCCATGTCTGCCTGGCTAACTTTATAGCCTGTTTGGCGCTGCCATCATCGTCATTAAACTCTAAAACAAAATCTACATCTTTGATATTTTTGACGATATTCATGCGTTCGTCCCAAGGCATAAATGCTCGGCCTTTTTTACGAACTAACCACGCATCAGAATTAACACCAACAACTAGCGTGTCTCCTAATTGTTTTGCTGCACGAAAGTAGGCGATGTGCCCGGAGTGTAGAGGATCAAATCCTCCTGTGACAAGTACTAAGGTTTTCATGCAGATATTTATCTGCACATATAATGACTAACTTAAAAGATTGGCTTGATAATATGAGGAATTTTTCAACCATTGATAATAACGTTCGAAACCTTCCTCTATGTCTATCTTAGGATCAAATCCGAAATCTTGCCGTGCAGCAGAAATGTCTAAGGCACCGCGACTAGGAAAATCTTGATCTTTATCACCGATAGCAATACTACCATTGCCAACTAATTCCACCGCTAATTGTGCGGCTGCGTACAAGGTTTTACTATGGCTTTTGGTTATATTGTATGTTTTGTTTTTGGTCTTTTCACTTAACAATGCCTGTACTATACCCTGGGCTGCGTCGTCAACGTAGGTGAAATCTAAAGTTTCATGAATGCCGTTTACCTTTAATACACCGCCTCTCATGGCAGTAAGCAGAAACTTTGAAATAACACGATCCTCAACATCTAATGGTCCATACACCGCACTAGGTCTAAAGATAGTATGATCGATACCTTTACGTTGGTAATCTCTCACCAACCACTCGCCTGCCAACTTCATTATACCGTACTGACCCTGTGGACGGCAAACAGCATCTTCTTTGACATAATCTTTAAAATCACCATAGACCATACTGGAGCTGGCATACAGGAATCTCGGACATTGGTATTTCACACTGGCCTCTAATAGGTTCAGTAGTCCTTCACTCATAACTTTAGCGCCTTGCGCAGGATCAGCATTGACTACTTTTTGCCGGGGAAATGATGCTAGATGTATAACTGCTGAGGGTCGATAGTGTCTAAACAACCATTCTACACTATCTCTTTCGCTGATGTCAACGCGATGTATTTTATCAGTTGTGATTAAGTTTAATCTTTGAGAAATTAGATAATCGATTTCAGCCTGAGGTATAATACCGTAGTTGGTTCTAGTGTCAGTAATTACCACTTGTTCACCAAGATCTTCTAATTTCTTAACTACGTGGTGGCCTATTAATCCTAGGCCACCAGTTACTAAAATTGTCATAGAGTAGCGTCTTCTAGTCCTGCGGTTCTAAGTTTGACGATATTACTCAACTGCCATTGCTTGATATCTAAGGCTTTGATAATGCCTAGCCATTTATTGCGTAGCAGAGCAAAGTCATTGATGATCTTTTCAAAATCTACAACATCAGCTTCACCTTCCACAAACTTTTCACAGTCTCTGGAACTGAGCTGACGTTGATAGTTTTCGAGATATTTACGAAAGTGTTGACTACGAAGTCTACGAAGTTCGATATTGAGATATTCTAGGATACCCTCAATTTCTTGCAATTGATTGAACCGAGTTTCTACGATGCCAGGCATCTGCGCAGAGGCTTTCTCGATGCTTCCCGTTACACGGACATCTTGTTTTGCTGAAAGTAATTCAGCTTCATAATAGGCCACGGCATCGGGAATATTCGAAATATCCTTGGAAACTCGATCATACCAATTCATTTATTCCTCGTCGTCTTCGTATTCTTCTTCGATTTCCTCACCATCAATAGCATATTCGATGGCATCGTCTAGATAGGGATCTACTCCTTGCAGTGACTCTAACACAGAGTCTTTGATACCGTGGTCTAATAGTGTGTTAACAAAATCAGCGGCAACATCAGCTCGTTGTTTTTCTGGAATATGACCAATCACTACATTCCATATATCGGCGATTAAATCTTCTTTCATTCGGCTTCCTCCAAGTCTGGTTCAACTGTAGTAGTTATCTCAGAAATGGATTTTTCACCGTGTTTTGATACATCTGCCATGGCCTTGTCAAGACCGAGATTGTCATTGCGTTCCCAAGCCTTGCGGAATTGTTTAATGATCTCGCCATCGGCAGTGGTATAGACTAGGCTGTTTCCTTCTTTCTTGAGCATGCCTTTGGCTTCGAACAGGTCGACCAGTCCACTATATGGATTCATACCTGTTTCATAAGGAATCTTCACCTGCACTGATTCAAAAGGTTTAGCATATCGTGTTTTCATAACCTTGCAAGCAGCACGGATACCTTTGACCTCTGAAATCTTGTTACCGTCTTCGTCTTCTTTGAGTTTCAGCTTACGCATGGCCACTACGATTGAACTGGCGTAGATAAAACCCTGACCACCGCTGATCTTGTCATCTGGATCAAACATGTCTTGGCTGGCATAGGTATGATTAGTACACACCAAACCGATATTAAGACTACCAAACATGTTCACACAGTTGCGAACCAGTGCCGTAAGTGCTTTGGGCTTACGGCCCATGTCACCTTTGAGATCCCCGGCTTCAAACTGATTAACATCCGTGGGAGTCAGTAACATTCCAAGACTGTCTATCACGAACAAGATCTTAGGACGTGTGGCTTCATCCATGGATTTATATTCTGCTACGAACTCCACGATGGTCTTGGCCACATCATCGATCATGGCCATGTTCAACTTCATCAATTTATCTTCTGAAGTGTCTACGCCTAAGGCTTCTAGCCAATCTTTATCTAAGGCGTTTTCTGTGTCAATCAATATAGGAAATATGCCCGATGCCTGTGCGTTCTTGACCAAGTTACCGGCACAGATAAAACTCTTGCCTGCACCAGACTCACCAGCAAACACAGTGACCTTACCTAGGGGAATACCTTTGTAAAAATCTCCACTGATCAAATAGTTCAGTGCGAAGTTGTTGGTTGAGATCCAGTCTACTGGATCATTGAAGCCAATACTAAGTCCTTCGATGCTCTTAGTAATTGACTTTCTAAATTTAGAAATATCAAATGCTTTTGCCATATTATTATCCTGTGATGAGAAGAACTCGGGCGTAAGAACTACGTCTCATTGGCCCGAGCCGTGTTAATTACTGCTTTTGACGATTGCGAATCATTGCAAGAATATCTTGCGCACGACTAGCACCTTCTGCGGTTGCTGCTGCTGGTGCTGCTGGTGTTGCAACAGGAGCGGCCTTTGGAGCAGGAGCATCATCTGCATCTTCATCAACTGGTGCTGCACGAGCAGCGACCTTGTTAGGATCGCCAGTGGCCTGTCCCATGCCTGCTGGTTTGAAATATTGACCCCAACGATCCATATCGTAGGCTTCGCCATCTACAGATGCTTCAAACATCTCTTTCATGACCTTGAGCTCAACATCTGTGGGCTTCTTAGGAAGGAACCCACTTAGATCAAAAAGTCCGTGACTGTCAATGGCTGATTTTTCAACATCGCTCAAAGCACGTTCTCTGCGGCTCCACTTTGATGTAGAGTAGTCAGCAAATCCGCCTTTAGATGTCTTAGCAATACGGAAGTCTAGACCTTTCAGGAAGTCTGTTGGCAGTTCATCTAGTTCTGGATCCATCAATGCCGAGCGGATGATGTTGTAGATCTGAGGACCAATGATAAATCTACGGATTGGATTTTCTGGAATCTTATCTTCCTTGATTGGATCTTCAACTACAAAACCTTGGAAAATGTATGAACGTTTTTTCCAATACTTACGACCCATTTCTTCTAGTGATTTGTCCTTGAACCAACCACGTACCTCTGCTAGGATCGGGCAAACTGTACCGTCGTTGTACATTTCAACGCAAGGGACTTGCACTTGAACTGGACGACTGTCTGTTTCACCTTTGATACCTGCGAACGGCAATTTGATCATTGCTCGTTCTACCCAGAAAAATGTGTTGTTGGGATTACCGTCTGGTAGCAAGCGAATTACT